CAACATTTAAAATATCATAAAACAAATTGTTGAGAATCTTTTTGATGTTTTCATTCTTTGAGCGAATTGTAAGAACATTACCAAACTCACTTGGTACAAGACATTCATCTGAGTAAATATCCAATGCAGATGCAATGATTGGGTCCATGTCCATCACATCATAATCTCTAAACAATTCTAAACGACTTGCTTGATATGCCATAGACATATCGCGATTATGCAAATTGTATGTACTACTTCTTAATCTATTGAAACGATCACGCAAACTGTTTCTGTCTGTTGCGTATTGAATTTCATCTGTGTCTATAACTTTTATCTTTTTTCCGCCAACATGACGCACGAGCACGTCCGTTGAGAACATCTTCTTTAGTCTTGTGAATATATCTTTTTGTTCTGCCATAAGTATGTATATATATGAGCGTCTATTCTATAAATATATACTCATGATATTTTTATAAGATATATCATCACAGCAGCCACGTTAGGTCTTCTGTTTTACTTTGTCCACCAACTCCGCTTGGTCCACCAATGCTCATTTTCCAAGGATTGTTATAAACGCCATAAGGATTGTTTCCCGATTTATGCAATGCCACCATGTTATTTTTTATCTGTTCGCTTGAAGTAGAACCTATCTTTGATATTATAAGACGAGTAGATTCATCTGCTTCTTTTCTCAATCGCAATGCTACATCTCTGATCCATAGTCCAATAGCCATTGACAATACAAGGTCATCATTGTAACCAGTCATGGCTTCTGCCTTGGCAGATGATCCACCGGTGTTTTTCCAGATGAATACATTCAGTTCTTCCAACAATCGCTTGCTGTGTATGATTACTTCTTTGTTGCGAATATAACTTTCAAGTTTGGATATTAGAAGCGGTCTGGACTTGTTGGATGTGGTAAAGCCCGGTGTCATTTTGCGTTCTTCAGCATTTATCTTGTTTGTGGCTTGAGATTCTATATCTACATATTGTAAATCTGATGAACTATAAAATAGATTTGGATAGTTGCTGTCTAATACAACTTGTATAACTGCCCATCCTACATTGGCATTTTCTATAACAAGTAATGCTTGATTATATTCAGTTGCAATTGTCATGAGCAATCGAGCATAATCACTTGTGGGTATTTTTCCTTTATATTCTGCTACTTGTTCCATTGTTTCTATTTCCAACACTTGACACGCACTAAAGTCGGCGGCATCTCCTCGACCAACGTCGGCACTTATCATATAACTTTTACCAGCTTCTGGATATTTGTATATCCATAATCCTTTGTCATGTCCGCGCTTTTCTGTTGGATCAATGGCATGATTTTTTTCATACCATTCTATTAGTGGAATATCAATAACGGTATTGCCTGACGTACTAAATTCACAATCACATTCTTGTGCCGCACCTTTTTCACCAGACAACTTTGTTTGATCATCGCGCCATTTTTGATCGCGTTCTGGATGATGATTCCAAGGTAAGCTGATGCGATTCATGTTGTTTAGACCAGATTCGCTTTCTGTCCACATTTTGTGAAACCAATTACCCACACCATTTGGTGTAGACAACACAACCGCTTTACCACCAGTAGCCAATGTATATTGAGAAGACAACCATATTTCGTCGATATTGTCAATGAACGCAGCTTCGTCAATGATCAGCAAAGATGCGGCACCCGAACGACCGGCTGTACCGGCTGATGAAATAGCAACAATCTTGGAGCCGTTGGATAGTTTCAATGACAGTCGATTGTCTTCTGATTCTCGCAGTTTTAACCAACTTGGTAGATTGTCATTTGCAAAACGAACTTTGGTTACAATTGCCTTGGATGTTTCTTGTGTGATGCTCAAACAAATAATTTCTTTGTTTTCATGAAACACCATGAGCCACAATGAATATCCAGCAACCAATGTAGTAATACCCATCTGACGACTTTTTAATATAATGTTTTGATCATACTTGATCAAGTCAGACAAAGTTTTGTCTTGAAATGGATAAGTAAGAAATGGCAGTGTGCCGCGAATAGGATGTTGAATCTTTACATACTTCTTCATGAAGTATATAGGATCTTTGGCACACTTTATATACTCTTCTCGAATTACATCTTTGATATTCTTGGTCGTACTAGACATAATTTTTTGGTTCGTATTTGGTATATAACGGATGTGTATAATTTGCCATTACAATGTCTGGTATTTCATCATACACATATTTTCTAAACTGTGAAGCCGATGCATCAATAATCACACCTTCTACTTCCACCCAATCATGATCTATGGTATATTCATCATTTATTTCGTCCAATGGACTAATGAATTGATATGCTGCTGGCTCGTCCAATGTAAAATTTCCTTCCACATGTTTGGCATTTATACCGCGACTTTTTAATTCTTTGACCAAATCTTTAGCAATGAACTCGCACATACCTTTTTCTGGGTATTTGTTCTTTACTCTGATAGCCAATCCTTCGATTATATCAGACTGGTGCAAGAACTGCGTCAATTTCATTGTTGATTTTCTTTAATTCTTTTTGACCTTCTTTGATTTTCTTCAAGCAAGTTTTCCAATCTTTTTCTATACTTGCTGTCAGTTCAGCACGCACAGTATTATCCCACTCTTCAACAAATCCATTAGAATTGACATAAGTGAGTTTCTTTGAACCATCAGATGCCAAATATTCTTTGCTTTCTTTTAGCTTTTGCTTTATATCATTCAAATAAGATAATTCATTCTCCAACAGTTTTTTTGTTTCGTATAACTTAAACTTACCTTTGATACGCAGTTGAGTTTCTTCTTCAATCAAACAATCAAAACATTTACCGGTTTTTAGATGCATTTTGCGATCAATCTTTGATCCCCAACGAACCTCTGTTCCGCAGCATTTGCATTTATCATTAGTTTCCATGCGAATGATGTCTGAAACTCTGGTCACTGTTGATGGACCATATTCTTTTTGTTCCCACTCTTTTCCGCTACTATCAGTCCAGCGTTCACCCGTTTTGCGAACAATAAACTTATCCTTGTCGCCAGTATATCCTATTTTTATGTAGGGTCTTTCTCCTGCCAAATATGACTTAATTATATCCGTGTTTTTCATAATGTTATAACCTTTTGTATATATATGAATGCTCGCTTCATTTATTCTTTGCGAACATTTATTATATGGATATTCCCAATATAGTTTTAGCCGCTTTTTGAATTGGAGCATATTCTGCTGGTTCCAATCCGGCTTGAGCAAGACCTTCCTTGGCTCTTTCCAGTGCTTTTATTTGAACATCTTTTGGTAGAGTCTTCATGAGTGTCAGCAATCCAACATAACTTCTGAAGTTTTCAATGTCTTGACCACTTGGCTTGCGTTTAAAAATTAGTTCAAATACTTTATTTACGCTGTTGATACGATCTTCCGGTTTGCTTTCGCTGGCAGCAATGTCGGTATAAACATCTACTTTTTTACCTTGATAGTCCATGTTCTTGGCTACAAGACGATATGCCTTGCGCACACCGGCATGACCAGAACCGCTTGTATTGAGTGTATATTCTGCCGGTAAAGCGTGTGTAACATTGACTGATACAACACTCTTGCCTTTGGCATCAACCAAACTCTTCAGCTGACCAGATTGTATCTTGAGTGCGGTTGAGTTGGTGACATATACTGCATTTGGCAGTGCGGTTGCTGCTCGTGTCAGACCACGCAACAAAATAGCTCCTGCCAATCCTTTGATTCCTGTGGTCAAATCTTGCCATGGAGAATCTTTGATAAACTTGTTCCATTCAGATGGTTTTTCAAATCCCTGTGGATCAAGTGTCATTTCATCTCCTTCAAAGTCAATTTGTACTACTTGTTTTACTGGAGCATAATACCACAATGTGACTGTCTGACCTGCCAAAGCACGTTGATTTTTTGTACGACCAACATAATAAAAATTCTTGCTTACTTTATTTTTTGATGTTGCATTCCATTCAACTTTCTTGTCATCAATGCTATCTAAGTATGCTTCCATTGTGTCCAACTTTTCTTTTGGCACAATCACATCAACATCACCGAATCCAGATTTATATTTGGACAAATCTTTATATTTTTCATCGCCGCTCATTAGATATTGAGAACTACCGTTGAACACAAAACCATTTTCAATATACGGATTATTTTTCTTCCAAAAACCTACCTTACTATTTAGTGCATATATAAGTTCTTTTATGTCGGCAGATACAGAAGAACGAATGTCTTTACCTTGTGGATCAACAATCTTGAGTTTGGTGGTGGCTTGGGCTGGTTGACCATTTACGGTCTTTGACGTTTTGTCATCTACAGCAGCAACAGATTGACCAGATTCATTCAATAATGCAATTTCTTCTCTGATCAGTTGCATTGCCAATTCCATGCCAAGATTAGCATCATGTTTTATCTTTTCAATATTTTTCATAGCTTCTGGTGTTTCTGCTTTTTCTAATTTTTTTGCAGTGCTTTCTGATTTCATATTTTTTATGAATGTATCCATTGCACTCAAAATATTTGATACTTTTTTTGGAGTTATAATAGTTGATTGTGTAGAAGTAGATCTCCAACCACCTTCATTAAACATTTCTTTTTCCATTTCATTTACGACTTCCTCAGCAAAGTTTATATATGGATTAACTTCTGATACCGGCTCTGGCTTGTTTGCTACGAGAGTATTCCAAATTTCTTCTTTGTCTTTGTTGCCGACCGGTGGAAGATTTTTCAAGAATGATTCTTTATCATTGTTCATTAAAAATTCACGCATTTTTGTGCCACTTACATTCACTGTGGCAGTTCTTTCAACACCAATTTTTTTAATTTTATTAGCAGCCAACAACGCTGGATACTTTTTTAAATCTTCGTCTTTGAAGTTTATTTCAACATCATCTTTGTCAGAATACAAATTTATGGTTGGCATATCTGCGGCGTCTTGAGTCAATCTTTGTTCCAACCACGCAAGTTCATGCATAATAGCTCGAACGGGAGAATCAACAAACTTTACTTTTACATTTTTTGGCAAAGATGGAATAAACACATCACTCCATAGTTTCACAAAGTCATCTCCCTTTATAGGAAACTCACCCTTCTTTATTCTGTCGGAAGATGATGTATAAACAATGACTCGATCATTTTCATTGGCTGCTTTTTCAACAAGCTTCCAGTGACCAATGTGCAATGGCTTGCCAGCAATTGGAATAAGACCAAGAGTTTTGTTGGTTGATCCCAACAAACCTTGTTTGGATGTCATCAAACGAATTGTATCATGAATATCATCTTTGATTTGAACAATGTTCTTTTTGTCGCCAGCAATCTGTTGTAGAGCATCAAAGAACTTTTTTAACTTTGGTTGATTCTTGGCAACATAAAAATTTGAATCTGAAATAACATCTTCTTCGGATTTTCCTTCAGTACCAATTGCAGCAAAAATATTTTGAATCAATGATCTGATTTGTTGAAAGTATGCTGAAGCGGCTTCTGGTTCAAGTTTATATGCGTCCTTCTTTGCACCACGAACTCCGGCATCATATTGATCGGCTTGCACCAACTTAAAGAACTCTCCATTATCAAGCTTCATTACCACACCTTCTGTTGTGCCACCCAATGTAGATGGAACAGCCAGAATAGCCTCCGAAAATTTTGTTACAACATCAGTCGGATTGGTCCAATCAACATTTGTTAGTTTTGATCCAAACAAAGGATTCTTCAGCAGATTTTCCTTGCTGAGTTTTCCTTGAAAGAAGATGGGAAATGATGATATTTCCAACAAGTCTGCCATCTTGTTCACAGATTTGTAGTCTGTTATTTCTTGTTTCGGAATGGTATGCAAATCTCCGCCAACCACACGATACTGCACTTCACCATAACTTCTTAAAAACAAGCCACCCTTGTTGACATATGTACGAGTTAATGTGTCTTTGTTTTGAGCAAACTCAACACTAAACTCAGTGCTCTTTGGAATGCTGTTAATCTTATTGTTTATCTTGGACAAATGATCAAATATCATGGAATATTGACCAATGCCAACAGAAGATTGGGATATATCACCCTTTTCTTTATCATTTAAATGAGCAAACTCTTTGGCATACAACACAGTTCCTTTGTATGCTACAACCCAATTCTTGGTATAATCTGCTTTATCAACTTGCTGTGTACGTACTAATGTTAGTTTTGTTCCGTCCACCTTTTCGGTGATGACCATGTTCTGACTTAGTATTTCATTGGCTCTTTTTAGACGCAGTGACTCTGTTTTTGGCTCAAAAATATACTTTTTTAGGTTTTTTATAGAAATGTCCATGCCTATAAGTATATACGACCGGTTTATTATATCAATTTTTTGACTTGTTTCAATACCATGTCGGCGGATATTTCCTTGGAACATTCAAAGTTTTTGTTCCTTGGGCACCAAAACCAATCATTGCGATCAAACTTGCAGGACATATCGTTCCAACAACCATTGCATACGCTCTCATTTATCACTCTGTATGCAGTATGGAACTCGCACATACTCTTGGTAAATCCACTGATCAACACCACGGGCTTGTCTACAGCCCACGCCAGCCAACTCAAACCGGAGCTTAGTCCAATAAAGAACTGTGCTCCTGCTATTTGAGCCATGCGTTCGTCCAGTGTAAAGTCGCCAGTTTTATCTACACAGCCCTCTGGCATATAATTCATACTTTTGTCTACGCCAAAACTATTGTGTCGGTCAATACACCATACTTCATATCCATTGCTCTTTAGATAATCCACTACGGTCTTCCATCCAGTTTTATTGTTCCAATACTTTGCTTGGCAAGTACTTTGAGTAGCAATACACACATATTTCTTCTTTACATTTTTATACTTGTTGGTATCAAAAGTAATCTTTGGTTTGTATTCTATGTTGGTCAAGCCCAAGATGGTTGTGGCAATAGAACATAGATTGAGCAATCTTGGGTCGGTTGGAATATGATTCTTGGTATTTTCTCCATCAAAACAACCAATCTTATATTTAGCATAATATGGATCTGTATACACGTCCACTGCCAAGAATTTTATATTTGGATAATTCTTCTCAAACATTGGACGTAGTACTTTGTTAAACACTGCACATTCCATTATACATTGATGTTTCTTTTGAAACTCATCAACAGCACCAATCCACGCCAACAAATCTCCTAAACTTTCACTGTCTAATACAACTTTAACTTTTTTATTTTTTGGATCAAATGTGTGTTTTTCTACCAACACATCATAACCATCCGATGTGTCATATACTTCAACCACCCACTTGTTGAAATACTTTGTGGAAGTTGATGCCCACATATTATTTTTAATTTTTGTTTCATATACAACATGACCTGTATGAAAATCAATGAACTTTAGTTTATAATTCTTATCAACTGGACCGGGTATATCTACTTTGGCACCATCATCAAAAGTTATTTTGATTCTATTTTCTGGTTTCTTTGGCTCTTTGTATACCACAGCTGTGTTTTTGTAGCTGTCAATCAATTGATTACCAAAAATACATTCACGATATTCGCTGTATAGTTTGGCCAAGTCATACACTCTATTGCTGTATGAATTTTCTTTGGCATTCTCCAATGCAGCATTTTTATATACTGTATAATTTAATCTCACATCTTCAATGCCACGAATTGCTTCAGATATGTCACGTGAAGTAACGAACATGCCTTTGTATTTTTGTTCTTCAAACGTACCAACCACTGGCAAACCACATGCCATTGCTTCCAACAATGTGAGGTTTGGATGACCAGCCTCCAGTTCAGAGAAGTGTAAAAATATATCATGACTGTTATACAAATCAATGAGCGACTTTTCGTCCAAGTCATATAACTTGGTTAGTTGTTTATAGTTATTGAGTTCATGATCAAGCGTCTTGAAGAAATTGTCATTGTTGCGTGGACCAGCAATCGTCAATGGCAATCCCAAGCTCTTGGCTGCTTGAATTGCAATAGCAAACCCTTTACGGTCTTTGCTTTGGTCGTTGGCATATCCATTGTTGGCTACACACAACAACTTTGGATTGCTGTTCATCTCTCTTGCTTTGTGGGCAAAGACATCTGTATTGACGGCGTGAGAAAAGTAACGCAACTTTTTGCTGCCAAAATATGGTATCAAAAACTTACATGGTGACAAAGAAAACACACTATTTTCAATTGCTTTAAAATTTTCTTTATACACATATGATTCTTTACCATATAAAAAAGCATGATGATCATGAATGCTAAAGATATATGGAATGCCACGTTCATGTAGCATGTTGGCAAGATTGGCTACATGCACATGCACAACCATACTTTCATCATATTTAACATC